TGTCTGTCCACATTCCGGGCATTTCCTGGTTTCTCCCTGTCTGGGTTTATCCAAATTCTTTTCCGGTATCTGAGAACCGCAGTTACTGCATCCATAAGTGTTATTTTCTTTGTTCCAGAAGAGATATCTTTCTGTGCTGCAGATTTTATAAAGCCACTCTTTAAATTCTTCATCATTATCTGTGATTTCTTCCATGAGCCGGTCAATCTTTCGGTATTTGTTATTGAGACTGCGGAGACGCTTTTCTTTACCGTAATCCTCTTCCATGCTTTCGATCTTAGACAGAAGATATTTATCCGAATATACGGTCTGTACGGCATTTTTCACAGTTTCTATATCTTCTTTGGTATCCCACCGGAATTTTTCAAGTATTCTGGAATTATAAAAGCTTTCATACAAGGGATCGTATCCCATGATCCGGATCAGCTTCTGGGTATTCCAGTCTCCCTGTTCATATCTGCCGGCATGTTCCCCGGTTTCCGTGTTTAATACATAGCGGCTGATATATCTGTTGTACCGGAACAGGTCCAGAATCAGGTACTCTTTCTCAGTCTGGGCTTTTACAACGATCTTTTCTCCGATATCCTTTTTGTTCTTATGTCTGGGTATTGGTATCGGTACCTTTTCAATCAGCTTATATTTCATCGTCTTCCCTCCGTACCTCTCCGGAATTCAAAAAATATGTTCCGTCTTTATCGGCTAGAAAGACTCTGGCAGCTACGATCACTCCGTTTACATCTTCTTCCATCAGTCCACCAACTGCTCCGGTCTGTAAATAAACTTTCGGATTTCTTCCCCGCGCAATCGCAATCTCGTCTTTTTGCGCCCGCGCAATTTCCTGTTTTATCTGCAGGTGGGCAGCCGCCCTTTCCCAATCCATTTTGGGATTCTGAATCATGTATTTCATGGACATCCCGGCAAATGCTTTTAAATCCAATTCTTTCACCAGGGTGATCTCTGTGCAGCAGCAGCGAAAATGCTGTTCTTCGTTGATGTCTCCTGCTGCCTCGATCAAAAAATATCTGTTTCCTGCACCTAAAGGAAAATAGCTCAGGCAGTCTGGAGCATATTCAACGAAATGCCAGCCATTCCGGTATACTTTGTATTCCTCTTCTTTATAGGTTTTTCCCGGTTCAAGTTTTACTCCGGATCCGTATGAAGTAGCCAGTTCCTTTGAAAATCCTTTAATTCCCTGCATCTTACGCCTCCAGGTAATATTCTTTTGCAATCCTGCGCACGTCTGCCTTGGTTTCCCCGCCTTCATAGACCGGGCTGCGCATGGCTTCTTTTTTGCCATTCATACGAAATTCTGCCAGTTTCACAATTGCGTCCGGTACCTGTATTGCACACTCGCTCGAAAAAGTGAGGATCTTCGCAAGGCATTCCGTCAATGATTTCTCTTTCTTTCTCACAGCAAGGCACAGTTCATCGTTTCCATCCAATAACGCCAGGATGGTATCTTTCTGATCAACCTGATGTCCCTTTATTCCCAGTTCTTTCGCTTCACCTTCGATTTTGGCAACTGCTGCCATGTAAGGAGTTGCAAGAGAGTCCACGATATAATCCATGTAGTCTTCTGCATCTTCTTTTTCCAGACCATTTTCCACTGCCAGGGTGATCAACGCTTCCAGATCACCTTCCTCTCTTTCCGCTGCTGCTGTGCGGATCAGTTCCTCATAATCCATCTTTCCAAATTTTTCAAACATCGTGTTCTCCTTTCTGTTATTCGTCCATTTTCTCTATTTTGAATCGCACTGCATGACCACCGAACAGCTTGTCCACCTGCTGCCAGAGATCTGCATTGCGCAGTTCCTGATTTCCTGTCCGGGTCCATCCATTTTCTTTCCATGCAGGAAGACTCTGGTATCCGTTCTGCAGATACCTGTTATCTGTATGGATCGTAAGCAGGGATGGGCGGCGTAATCTCTGTAATGCTGCTGCCAGACATAAAAGGGCAAGACGGTTTCCTGTGGTTTCTTCCACTTCTGCTGATACACAGCTTGGATTTCCTGCGCTTTTCGGGAAATCTTTGCTGTAAATGATGTATGTATACTTGCCTTTCTTTATTTTTCCAATTTTCCTGGTAAGAATCAGGGAGATGTCTACTCTCGCCATTTTCTGATCCATCTTCAAATCCTCCTGTCTATCTTTACAAGGGTATAGTGGCGGTATGCATAGCCGGTATGTGGATTGATTCCCATCTTTACGGATTCAGGATCCACATAATATCCTTTTGGTGCTTTGGGATAGATCGGCTGCTTGTGTCGATCTACCAGGCTTCTTCTTTTGATTTCTTTTTGCTTTGGCTCTTTTCGAACCAGATTACGGGAACAGCTGTATCGCTTGATCTCATCCGGTTCATGTTCTTCCAGAGGTTTTGTGATATACTCTGAAAGTTTCACATATCCGCCTGCATCATAAAGGGATGCAAAGTATACATGTCCATTCTCCCATAACTCTGAGATGATCCTGTCGGTACCGGTCTCCTGATCTGCTTCGCGGTTTACCAGAAGATGTACATGAGGACCACCTTTCTTTCCAATAGCCAGACGATAGATGTATTTCAATTCCCATCCCTTCTTCCGGTATTTTGTTCGGACTTTCCGGATCAGCTTTCCCAGGTCCTTCTTCATCTGCTCCCATGTGGGGCGGTCACCTTTTTTGTATGTAAGAGTCATCCAGTAATCACCGGGTGAGAAGTTCCACTTGATCAGTCTCCTGACATCTCTCTGTCTTCTCCACTGATTCTGTTTGACTATCTCTTCCGGGGTGGCTTTTCTCTTTTCTTCTCTTTCCTGTCCCTTGGCACCATACCTTCCCGTATGCTTTTCCTCTATCTCTATGGTGCTGCCAAAATCCCATGTCTCTCTGATGTATGCCCACCTCATATAGCATCTCCTGTCGTAAGTCTAATACCCCTAATCGAGCTTCCAAGAGGCTTGCGCCCCTGGAAAAAGGTTAAAAATATAGCAGGCTTTCTCCCGCTTAAATCTTGACTTTCTGGCACCTGGATGTTATAGTTTGGATAGGTTAATTATCCAAGTGGCAGAAAGTCACCCTGACTCATGTATTCGCATTACATGAGTCTTTTTTATTCTATGTGTTCGATCGGTCCATAGAGGCCTTCCATTTCTTTTGCTTTCCGGAGTGTTTCTTCCATAGTTCCTACGTAACTTGCAAGTGTCTTGTTTCTGAACCTGACAATTCGGATGGTTCGTTGCTGATCCGGAGGAATCTTTACCGATTCTTTGGTTCTTCTGGAAATCCGTTCTACTTCCCTCATTCTTTCTTCCTCTGTCATTCTGTTCTCTCCCCGATCAGGTTTTTGAGATACTGAATGCATTCTTCTGACCATTCTTCCATATGCTCATTGTCTTCAAAGCTAAATACCTTTGCGTTTGTTATAATCGCTAATGCTTTTGTGCCTGTGTCATAGTTGTATGCCACATAAATATTCTTTTCTTCAGCTTTGAGTACAATCTCCAGAATCTCTCTTATTTTGTCTCTGAACATGTTTCCTCCTCCTGAACTCTCCTGAACTGATCTACCGCCCAGTATGCGGATATCCCAAAAAGGATGTTAAACCAGACTGGGATGTCCACATATTTCCCTGCAAGGATACAGAGGGCTATGATTATGTACTGCTTCATAATTTTTCTTTCCTTTACTCAATTGTTGGGCTGTTCTGGCTTCTGACTTTCAATAAATCGTTCCAGATCACTGCCGCGTACTTTCCTGCTCCCGTTTCCTTTTCCTAAAATCAGGTACGGGAGATCTCCTTTGTTCATCAGGTCGTATACCGTAGATACATTAACCAGTAAGATCTCTGCTGCCTGTTTTGCTGTATATAATGGTCTGTATGGTTCCACCATCTTTTTCTCACCTTCTTTCTAAGTATCTGTTTATAAAAAATTAATGGCTTTGTCGAACAGCTTTCATTGACTCTCTCCTCATATGCTCTTATCCTGTGAGTACAGGGTAGCGACGTACCCGAGTACATATGAAAGGAGATTGCTATGAATATTGTTCAGGAAGATATTCTGAAAAGAGTTATTTCTCATTACAAAGAAACTGGCATAAATTCATTTGACAGTTCTACATTTAATACAGTCGAAAATCTGTCATTAAAAGAACTGGAACGTATGGGTTTTGTTTCCATTAGTGACGACATTCTTGAAACCGTTTCTTTAACTGATGAAACTCTTAGCAAAATTTCTATGAAATAATTTCTTTGAGATGTGCACGGGATTCTTTGTATGGAGCAAGAATTTCCTGTGCATTTCTCATATCTTCTGGAGTAATTTCAGTCAAAACATCTATCAGTCCATTAATGTCGATTTCAAGAACTACTGTATTGTTTCCCGACGTTTTTCCTGATGTCGAATAAGAAACATTCCGTAATGCTGTGCTGATGTCAATATCGAGAAGTTTTACTCTCGTACCTTTTCCAGAATTTTCAATTGTGATAACTGGCTTTACTTTCACTTTCCTTTACCTCCTCTCTATGCTGTTTCTTTCTGATCTGACAGCTATTGACTTTTCTTCTTTACTCTCCTATTCTTGTATTACAGGTACTGCCATGCCTGAGCAAATATAGAAAGGAGAATTTCCGTGAGCAAAAAAGCTTATGAACATCTTAACTGTATTCCCGACTTTCCCGATCCTTCTTCCCTTAACAATATTTCGGAAGAATCATTGAGGAACTTTGATAATTCGGAAGCTTATAAAAAATATGTTCTTCCAATTCTTGAACGTGAAAAACAATTAAAAAAGCAAAAACGTTCAGAATGGTTCTGGCTTAAAGGATTGTTAATACTTAATACTATTTTTGCAGGAATTTCTGCAATTAGTGCGTTATTAGCACTGCTAAAATAGCAATCTCTTCGCACAAATTCAAACTCAAAAGAACAAGCAGATATAAAAGTATCTTTGCTGAACATTCTAAATTTCTTTTTGAGCGTTCAGCCATTGCTGCTGTATAAGCGATAAGTTCATTTCTCTCGCTTTCCGTCATATTTTCATAATTTACTTGTTTTATTTCTCTCACCTCCCCTCTATGCCGTCTCTTTCTGATCTGACAGCAATTTCTCCATTGGAATATTTAAATAATCAGATACTTTCTTTATCTTTCCTATTGCAGGTTGATGTTTGTCCCATTTATAAATGCTACTTCTCGCAAAACCTAAGTCCATTTCCAGTTTTGTTACTGAAATTCCTTTCTTTTTGCAAGCTTCTTTAATATTAGAATAAATTGGCATTTCAAACCTCCTTTGCTTTTCGCAAAATATTGCGTTTTATCATTGACAAATTGCGCAAAATATTCTATATTAAAAGCGTGACCAATATAATATAATGAATGCCTTTTTATTTATGTCATTCGCAATATCTTGCGCAACTTGTAATTTTATTATACACAAGATATGGCGTATGTCAATAGTGAATTGCGCAAAATTTGGAGGAATTTACTATGGGACTTTACGAAAACGTAAAGGAGGCTGCTAAGTCAAAGGGATATTCTATAAATAGATTAGAAAAAGAACTAGGATTTGCCCGAAGCTACATTAGCAAATTCAAGAACATAACTCCCAGTGCAGACAAAATTCAAAAGATTGCAGACTTCCTTGGAGTAACATCTGAATTTCTTATGAATGGGAAAGAAAATAGTTCACAATCCGTGCTTACAAGCAAAGACAATCGCGACATTGCAAAAGATTTGGATAACATCATGGAAAAACTTACCTCTGGTGAAGATGGTCCTGCCAGTTATAATGGTGAGGAACTTAGCCCAGAAGCAGCTGAGCTTTTCAGAGATGAACTGGAGATTGCTCTGAAGCGATTAAAGATTATTAACAAGGATAAATATACGCCAAAGAAATATAAAAAGTAGGTGAGATACTTGAATCGTGATATTAAGAAGATTGTTTCTTACTACAAAAGAAAAACAGGAACCACAGACCCTTTCGACATTGCTGATCAGCTCGGTATCTTATACCAGATATGCAATCTGCAGTTCGAGGGATGTTATATGTTCCTAAAGAATCACCGCTACATATTCATTAATGAAAATCTTCCGGAGCATGATCAACGTCTGGTCATGGCTCATGAGCTTGGACACGCTATCCTGCACCGGAAAGAAAATTGTTATTTTATCAGAAATAAAACTCTCTTGTTAAATTCAAAAAAGGAAATTGAAGCTAATAGATTCGCCATGGAGCTGTTATTACCGGATTCGCTTTTGGAAGAATATAGAGATTTTACTATTGAACAGATATCTCGGATGACAGGGTATCATCAGAGACTGATTGAATTAAGACTCAAATAATATTTATTTTATGTATAAGGAGGCAAAGCGTATGGCATTGGTAAAATGTACTGAATGTGGAAAAGAATTTTCTGATAAGGCTTCTGCATGTCCTAATTGTGGATGCCCTACAAGTGAAATGGCTTTTGGCAATACTTCGCCTATCAATCAAGCAGATAATAGCTTATTTCAAAGACCACATGCTACGCAAAAAATAAGCGCTGTCAAAATTGATGAAGCAAACCGAATGTTCCAGATTCACGGAACCGTACCTACGAATGGTAAAAAATCCGGCATTATCGGAAAATCATTCAAGGGGCTTATGGCCGTAAGCACAATGGGAATGTCTGTTGCTGCTGAAAAATTAATTACTGGTGAAAAAAATAAAGTTGGTGCAAATAAATGGTATCCTTTTTCTGACCTTGTAAGTTATGATCTCCTTGAAGATGATGCGCTTGTTACAAGCGGTGGTGTTGGTCAGGCGCTTGTCGGAGGTGCTGTATTTGGCGGCTTCGGAGCTGTAGCTGGTGCAATTACAGGAAAGCGTGTTCAGAAAAAACGTATTGAATCTCTGTATATTAAAGTTACATTAAATAATTTTGATACACCCTGTATCTTGATTCCTTTAGTTACTAAACCAATCAAAACTAATAGCAAAGAATACCAGACCGCATTTGAAGAGGCACACAAAATATTGTCGGTTTTAGATGTGATTACACATAATCAATAAAAACTTTTATAATAAAATAAAAACCGCCCCAGCATTGGCGTACTGAGACGGTGATCAGGACCTCCGAAGAGATCTCATATTTTGGCAAAGATATTGTATCATCTTCGGAGCAGTTACACAAGCCGAACGTTTGTGTGGCTGTTATTTTTATACCCAAAATTAAATAAGGAAGGGGATATCATGGGAGAATTACGTACAAGAAAACGTGGAAAGGGATGGGAGTACAGCTTCGAGAGTGCCAGAGTGGATGGAAAGAGGAAGTCTATCTCGAAAGGGGGCTTTAAGACCAAGGCAGAAGCCCTTGCCGCTGGCACGCAGGCAAAAGCAGAATATGATAATGCAGGTGTTGTGTTTAAACCATCTGAAATGTCGTTGTCTGATTATCTGGATTTCTGGCTTAAGGGGCATATTAAAAGTAACTTCACGGATAATACCTACGATGCTTATGAATCAGCTATCCGATTACATATAAAGCCTGCTTTGGGCAATTACAAGCTGGCTTCGCTTACTCCTGCTGCCATCCAACAATGGATCGACAGTTTAAAGGCTGAGAAGCATCTCTCTGAACAGAGCATTGCCAATTATCGTGGGATTCTGTCCGGATCATTAAAATATGCCATCTATCCCTGCCAGTACCTTAAAACCAATCCCTGTACCTTTACCAGGCTGCCTTCGGTTCCTGTTTCGCAAAAGAAAAAACAGCACACGGAACACGTCTGCAGTCTTAAGGAATGGAACGATATTGCGGATCACTTTAATGGCAGTTACTATTCCCTGCCACTTATGATCTGCTATCACACTGGTATGCGTATTGGCGAATGCTTTGGACTTGATCTAAAGCATGATATTAATTTTGACAGGCATACGATATCAATTAACCGACAAATGCAACAGAATCTGGATGGTGAATGGATTTATAAGAATCCAAAGTATGACTCTATGCGAACATTAAAAATAGGATCTACTCTGGAATCCTTATTAAAATCTGAAATTAGTGTTATGGAAATGAATCGGATCCGATATGGGGAATATTATACAAAGACTTATGTAGATCCAGAGAATCACCTGCACTGGCTGCAGGCAGATCAGGAAGTACCTGATGGATATTCTGAAGTATGGCCCCTCACAAAAGAGAATGGAGAAATGTTAACACCGAACCACATGAAGTATTGTACCAGAATAATCAAGAAGAAGCTCGGATATGATGACTTCCATCCTCATAGTATCCGGCATACACACGGAACTATTCTTGCGGAGAACGGAGTCCCTATAAAGACTATCATGGAGCGTCTTGGTCATAAAAATATTAAGACAACTATTGAACGTTACATCACAAATACCGATAAAATGCAGGACCAGGCAGTTGCACTTTTTGAGGCTGCCATTAAATAAAAATTGTCTACCGCTCAAAAAACGGTAGACAAATGGTTGACAAATAGCTATTTTTAGTTATTCAAAATGCCGATTTTCCGCTAAAATACGGCATTAGTACTCCAGTGTTTCCATATATTTCATAAATTGTTTAGCCACCTTTTTCATGTATTCTAGTTATGTCTATTATAACCTAATATTGTTACAAATCCAGTATTTATCAGTGTTTCGGTAATTATCTCATATCCTACAGTTTTCTATCATATTCTATAGATTTCTGTACACGGTAGACAAATGGTTGACAAAAAAGATGATACAATAGCCTCCCGGCAGATGGGTACTGCCGGGATTTCTTCCTATTTATATAGAGTTTATATCAGTGCCTTTCAAACATAGCATACTATTTCAGATGTCTGAAGCTTCCTGCCGGTACATATTCTCTTACAAATCCCTCCGATGGATGACCAATCCGAACAAGGTACCAATTCTTTCCTGTAGCATCCTTGATAGTCTTGCCTTTGATTACATCTACCAATGTATCTTTTTTCAGTTTCGGCCACAGAGTTGATCTGGTCTTTCCTGCATCTACGTACGTTTTTGTGTCTTTACTCATTCTAGCTACATAGGCTACGGTTTCTGCAGATATTGTGGATGTGCTTGTACTATCAGAGTTTCCGGATGTTGCACTTGATTCCTCAGTGTAAAATCGTCTTGTCTGATAGAACTTTGCACTGTGGGTATATGTAAGCCCATTCTTATAGGATGGTGTTCCTGAGCCGTGGCCAAACAGCATCGGTACTCCGTTCTTCCATCCTGCGAATCCCTCTACGTGTTTCGCTTCTCCAGATCCGAAGTAGATCAGGTCTCCTACCTGCAGTTTCTTGTAGTCATCTTCAGTCAGATGGTCTTTTCCTCCATAATAAGCTACCTGCGTGCCTTTTTCAACCTGTTCTCCTGTCCAGGTTCCGATTTGAATGCCATAGGCTTTCTCAAACGCTTTCCACCAGAGGGAACTGCAGTCTGAATATCCGCCAAATACCTGACTTCTGAGATCTGACTGTGTGTACTGGTTCTTTCCCTCTCTTGATGTGGCAAGTTCTACTGCTTTGAATGCTCCTTTTGCCATTGTCCCATCCCTTTCCATATGATCATACTGTGTGAGATTGTACTGATTAATGATTGCCATTACTTGCTGCACATAATCCGGATCCGTTGCATAGCCGCCATCCCAGATTGCTTGGATGCAGATTTTGGGGTCTGTCTGATTGCAGGCAAAGGCATAACGTCCCAGACTTGTGATCAGATCATAGTAATCCTCCACGGATTCTTCAAGGCTGTCATAGGCCCGGAACAGATCTGTGATAATTGTAAAGGTTGAACCGTCATAACATTCTTTCGTCTTGGAGCTATAAACCTTTCCTTTCCAGTTGGTCCCGGCTTTGATACCGAAATAAGCATGGGCTTTTACCATCATATCTGATGTACCCCAGCCTGTTTCCAGTGCTGCCTGAGCTATGCAGACAGATGGTAGAATCCACTTCTGTCCGGATGATTTTCGCCTGATATACTCTTTTATGGCATATTTAGATAGTGTAGCAATAAAATCTTTTACCTGTGCTGCTGTTGCCATTTACTTTCCTCCAATAGAAAAAGGGATGATCACTCATCCCCTGAATCATTCGTCTTTATTTGTCTGTTTAATGATCTGGTTTACATATGTAGAAAGACCAGCAATCAGGATTCCCTGTGTGATCGCTGTGAAAATCGCCATCGCAATATCCTGTCCGGTACCACAAGAGCAGGTGGCAAACACATAGATTGCACAGATTACAATGCTGATTCCGCCAAGGGCGAGCGGGATATACTTATCTTTTACTGCCTGCGCCTGTTTTAATGCCATTCCTACGAAGTATAAGGCAATCGCTACTACGATGAGTTCCGGTTTTACATAATTTGTGATCTGTTCCATGTTCATTCTCCTTTTTGTTTGATATGTAATTCATCAATTTCCTGCTTCATTTTGGTCACCATACCATTCCCGCCCAGCGCATGATAGGCGTCGTACATTTCGCAAAAGTTCTGGTACGCATACGATGGAATGTTTCCGAACTTTGTATACTTTGCATGATACTCTATCATCTGCACGCGGAGCAGGAGCATAGTCCCCTTACTATTTGCATCCCGATCTTTCTTCTGATTTTTCAAGAGCCAGACTATATACCCTAAAAGAACCGGTAATACAATAGTATATGTCTGTGCGAGTATTTCTTTCACTATTTCACTCTTTCTCCGGTTTGCGCCGGCGTAATTTTAAAACGGTAATATGTCTTTCAGCGGCTCTGCTCTTATATTCTCTGGCAGTTCATCATCGTCAACATCTGCATATTTACGGCAATTAAATTCTACTAGATCAATGTCCTTTTCAATCTCCTGCAGAGTTTTATTGCTCTGGCCGTTTGCAAACAGGAACAGGTCGTAGATGATAGACCAGAGCTTACTGATTATCTGCAGTTTCGTCATTCTTCAACGATTTCCTCCATGTCTGCGTCAATAAGGAGCTTTTTTACCTTTTCTTTCAGGAGTCTCGGTGTTCTCTTGTATTCTTCTTTTGCTTCTTCAATTGTTTCTTTGCTTAAGATTTCTGTAACCCATAATTTTGCCATCATTTCTTTATCTCCTTTGCTTAATAACATAATGATTAAATTCCTACGCATAAACCTGTTCACTCATTTCTAGCAGACACTCTTTTAGCATCTCAATCTGTTTTGCCTGCGCTGTGATCTGTTCTGACTGTTCTGTCAGAAGCTGTTCTGTACTCTTTTTAGTTTCTGGAACATAGTCAAGATACTTTTTTGGCTTCTGCTCAATATCAGGAAGCCGATCTGCAGATGTCACAAATTCATTACAGTCATATTCGTATACTGTTTCTGTGTGGCTCTGTGATTCTTCTGATATATTTCCTTGCCGTATTTCTTCTGTGATTTCTTTTTCGTTTGCACAGATAAATACATAAATTCCGTCTCCGGAATCAAACGTCTTAAGCAATGGCTGTTTCTGTGTAAATTTTACTTTCTTCACGTCTTATCACCCCTTTACATATCTTCATAATCTTCTTTACTTTCCATTTCTTCCGGATGTGCTTACTATTTGTATTCTTCAGGAATCCATAGAAACTACTACATCGTTTTGCCAGTTTGAATGGGATTGGTTTATGTGTCTCATAACATTTTAGGGCCTTTTTATATGCCCTTCTGATTCTACGGAAGTTTCTTCTGCGAACAGTCATTTTATGCTGATATATCCGGTATCCCATCATATCCACGAATGTTCCAGTTATTTTGTAGATACGGAAGGTGTTCTTAATGGTCAGTCCCATATCTTTTGCTTTTCTAATGAACATTTTCATTGCTTTCTTGATGTCTTTCTTATTTGTTCCGGCAAACAGCGTATCATCCATATAAAACGTTTGCTTCTTAACAAGATTAATCCGCTCACTGCATCCATTCCGGTGCTTTCTGGTACGGTACATTCCTTCGGCAACATGATGATACAGGATGCTCATATACAGATTGCAAAGAAACTGGCTAAGATATGAGCCTATACTCAGGCCTTTCTCAAAACTGTAAATCAATTTTCTGATCAATTTAATCAGCAGATCGTTCTTGATGTGGCATTCCAGGAATTGCATAAGCTTATCCCTATCTATGCTCTCATAACATTTCTTTACGTCTGCCTGAGCAACGAATGTGAGCTTATGGTTTCTCAACCACCTTCTTACGTCCCTTGCACCTTTTAGAGTCCCACGCCCTTTGATGGAAGCGTACTGGTGCTCTCCAATGCGTTTCAGAATAGGCTGCAATGCTATAACTGCTATGTAATCATACAACTGATGCTTTATATTCTGGATTCCGATTCTACGGATTTTCCCGGACGATGGGTCTGCTTTTTCCCGGTACCATACCGGAGGGAATTTAATGTCCCAGTTAATGATTTCATTCTGGATATCATCAATCACTGCTTCCACCAGAAAACGAATGGCATTCTTTCCGTTTCTTCTGAAAATGCAGTAAATTTGATTAACATCCAAAGTCGTATATGTACTAAGTAATCTCAGTACATCATTTCTTTTGTATTTCTTTTTCAGACATTTATATACCGCTGTACTGATTAATTCGCGGTCTGTTATATCAATGGCCTTACAATATCTTTTCATTCGATTATTTTAAAGAGGGTTTTCGGTTTTTTCTACTAGCCCCGAATGTAGTCTCACACACTGCATTCCCTACTTACCGTCTCCGGCTTTCGGCTGGCCTTTCTTACTTATTTTAACGCTTATGCGTAAAGAGCCTTTTGGCTATACCCTTTTCAGGTACGAAACATGATGCATATAATACTGGTTTTGATATAAATAATATCAGGAGCCGTAGTTCCACCTGTCATTCCAGAGCCCGTTCCTGCAATTCACGTACGCGGAACCGGAGTTCGTCCCATTCCTGAGGTTCCCGGCTGCACCATGAGTCCTTATGCTTTTATTTTTGTATGTATTTGGAAGGAATTAAGGGGAAACCCCCTCTTTTTCTTTCGGAAAATTCACCCCTAAGGGCCTTTTTAATCGCAGGAGCCGCAGTACCACCCGCCACTCCAGAGCCCGAGCCAGCAATCCACGCACGCGGAACCGGAGTTCGTCCCATTCCAGAGGGCCCCGGTTTCAAGTGATTCTCTGGTTCCAGATGTGGCTGTTCCTCCGGCGTAAGCTCTGCTTCCCATTCCCCGATCAGAAGAATCGGTTGCAGCTATTTGCCACCATGCACCTGTTTCTTCGTCAATTCCTACATCGCCGACCCACCAGTCACTTCCTTTGCCATCTGCACTGGCAGGTATGTTTCCAACAAGTTTATATGTACTCTTGACAATATTCTCGTTATCACTCCATGCAGTTCCTTTTTCACGGATATATACATCTTTGCTGTAATCACTTTTGAATACCATCACTGCATTTGCAGCTACATGATAAGCACCCACCTGATATTCAACACCCTGAATTCTGTATGGATGTCTTGCTGATGTGTTTGATACAGCTGCACCGTCATGCTTTCCGATTACTTTCTTCGTCTCGCCAGTGTGAATGTGCATAGAAGACATTGTGATCGGCGCATTTAAGGTATCCGTAAGTTTTACAGGCGCTGTAGTAAATCCTTCTGAAATATCCAGATACACTGCTTTGTTTCCGCTTGCAAGGTCTTCGATACGAAGAATTTTTACATCATCCGCATAGGAATGCATTGTTCCGACTCCACGGTCTTTATTCACGGATCCGTTATTGTTTGACCCGTATCCTACTGATACACATAATCCAACTTCCAGGTTTGCTGCCTGTGCTGCTGTTACTGGAAAATAAGTTGCCTTCTCCGACCTCTGCTCTGCTGCATCAAACTGGAAGTTCCAGTTGTTTACACCCTGTGAAATCTTTCTGGAACTCTTCTGCCCGCCTTTGATCGCATTGAAAATCATGCAGAAAGTCTGACGTTCTTTGCCGCATCCTAAGTACCCGGCTCCTTTTTTCTGGTAATTCTGATGGATGTTTCCGTAACTCTGGTTTCTTAAAATCTTCTTTCCAGGCTGTGAGCGTGGCAATCCGTCAGAACCGGCTACAGATGGAAATGCAGACAGAAGCCAGTAAGCTGGCACGGAGCCGTTAGCATTCTTCTGAAACGGTTTCAATCCCAGGTCCTCATGTGGCGTATCAGAATAAGACCAGAGGAAATAATCTCCTTTATCTTCTTTCCGATAATAGAACATTGGTCCGAAAGAGCATACATCTACGGCGCCAGTCTCCGAATATCCATCCTCGCCCTTGATTGCAGTCAGTTCATAGTCCTCGTTGTCGTGACGGATATAGTTTCCGTACCACCACTGAAACTCTGGACGGTTCGCATATCCGTCTGCACCCTCTACGGTGTCTGTAGACGGTTCATATGGAATCAGCTTGTTTACGCCTAACTTCTCAATCGTAGTTGTCGGATTTACCGCCGATTTCCACTCTTTTGACTGATAGACCACGCCTGTCCTCTGACGATTGAGATATTCTTCTACGGTGTCTGTATGCGGTGTTCCACAGATAATGTCATTCAGGACACTAATTTTTGTTCCTACAACTGCTGCATCCGCCGCCTTTCCGGATACACTCAGAGTTTTGTCTGTTCCGGAAAGGTAGTCCCCTGCTTTCTGATATTTCTTATCAGCTTCTGTGGCTGTAAGATATTCGCCCTTCGGCTGGTAGAGTTCCCCCGCTTCTTTCTTCGTTAAATACGGAGCCATGTTGATGATCGGTCCCATGGGATCCCAACCATCGGCAGTCATTACGACATTCATCCCGGCAGCTCCGTAAATGGAGTCTGTGGCAATATTGTACATCCAACCTTCCTTTGCGTCCGTTGGAAGATCATCTGCAGTCTGGACGGTTCCCTTATGCTGTATCGGTTTCCAATCCCCCATTGATTTTATGTCTTCTGTCAGCTTAACAAGTTTTCCTTTGAGAATTGCATATACCTCATCTGCTCTCAAGTTTTATCATCTCCTCTCACAGTTTGTACCATTTGTCGGTACTCTTCTCGTATTTGTAGAAGTCTCCTGTATCCAGCATCAGGCAGGAGCTTCCGGTTGATAGGTCTTTGTAGTGGGGAAGCTTATCTACGTCCTTACTTAATCCCTCATAGTTCCTTACTCCCCGGAGCGGGACGTTTGTACATACCAGGCTACCGAGATTCCATATCTCTTCGCCATCTTTGTAAGCCTGTCCGTCCACGAAGCTTGATCCATTTGATTTCATTCTGCTTTCCTCCTTTTTCTTATTTGCGCGGGCGCAATTTGCGTAAAACAAAAGAGCCTGTTACGGCTCTGCTCGAATGTTCATCATCTTTATCCTCCTTGATTTATGATACCGCCCATGTCATCAGTTCTGCTTTTGTCTTAAATTGATGGAGTACGGGTGCATTTGTTCCAGATATTGCTGCTACTATGCCGGGATTATACATTGTAGACGGATTAAAGTTCTTGTTATTAAAAAACTGTATTCCATTCTTCCCGATACTTCCGGTATAATAGGTATCCAAACTAAATACATTATCAGAAAGTATAATTTTTGATCCGACTTTTTTGTACTTGTCCGGTTCTCCCCATATATTAGGCAAATCAGCTCCTTTTCCGTCAACGTCGCAAGTATAAAAAAAGATTTTATCTATATTCTTTTTCAGTTCCTCCGTTTTTGCCTTACACAATAGATAGGCGTATGACGAAACCCTTCTTGTATTTCCGCTTGTTGTTATTTCGTCTTCTCCATAAAACCCAAATTCAATATTGTCACGATTTAATGGCACATCTAAAAGTAATGGATTTAAAAAAATCTGTTTAATAGCTGTAAAAAATGAAGACGGTGGAACAAAGTAATCTAACCCTTCTGTCACTGTTAAATCAAAGCTCACAGACGAACTGCCTTTCTTCCATAAAAGCGTATCACCACCCCATATTTCCTGTATCTCTTTTCCTCCAGAATAGAAACTGTCTATTTCTTTCCCCCCGGAAAAAGCTTTATATTCTATTGCCATTTAGCTCTCCTTGTATGTCATAAACACCGTATCTTTTCTCGTTTTAATTGCGTCTGGAAGTTTATCATAATCCTCTTTTTTGATTCGTTTCATACAGCGCATAGCTACTTTTTTTGTCCGTTTTTCTGTACCATTGCCTCCGAAATCATCAACAGTAGCTGGAGTAAATTCATCTGTACCGTCAGTAAATTCTTCGTAGCTTACTACGGGCATTTCTGATCTGGTGCGGTTGACGGTTGCAGATATCTCAGGTGTATCTTTTCCGAGCTGTCGGCTATTTGAATTGAACGGTGCATTATTTGCGCTATAAGTATCAATCAGCTGGTTGTTTCCCAGCTTCAAAGTCCTGCTCATGATATAGGAGTGTACGTACCACTCCAGTTCTGTGCCATCTTCCATCTGCTTCGTGTTGCGCAGTTCTATGGTCTGTCCAACAGTATTAAGCGGATTTCCGATAGCTTCCACTGTGTAGGCTTGTGCCCGATAATACTTTTTCAAATCCTGATTTACAAAAGTTCCGTAGCAAATATTTATAATCGGCTCAGCCCTTGAAATACCACCATACTCATCTGCATTCCATGCATAATCCATCCAGTCTTCATTACCCACAAAAAAGCTGTTCCGGTTATAGAAGACATTGTTTTCATATGCTTCCTGTGCAGTTGGCTCACCCTGTGTAAATCCAAATGCCCTGTTAGGATCTGGATCTGTGAGAATCGTATGCGGAAACCAGATTCTCCCCTCTTTCGCCCAGAAGCTTTTGAACGTATCAAGATGTACTTCGGCATTATCATAATACTGATAAATCTTCTTTCCGGTTGTGGTTTCTCCCGTCTTATGACTGTTTTGGCGAAGCTTTAGGTATTCAAACTTGCCGTCCCTATTCATCCATCCAAAACGGTCGTTCTGAAGGCACAGGTCTTTTATAACATTAACCGCATTTATTTCATTCGCATTGTTTGTATATGGCACATAAGCATCATCCCAGTGCAGCTTTGTAGATATTTGTTCAATGCCTAAGAATTTAAACAACATATCGCGGAACTGTTTCTGTGTAAGTTTTTTCTTCTTATCGGCAATCTGGCTCTTGTACCATCTTGCAATATCTGTGTTTCTGAGATCATACAGATAGTCGTAGGCTACAATCTTCCTTGTCGAATAGATAGAAGTCCTCTCTGCACTTGCAATCCTGCCTGTGAATACCTTGATCTGTGTTTTATTGCATTCCAGATACACCTCAATCCTGCCGGACGGGTATGAGTCTTCATCTGTCCCCCAGAACTGTTTATGCCCTGTTTCAAAGGTTACTTGATTGGAGATGCAGCCGCCAAATATGAAATACTGCTCAGAACAGATAGACTCCTGAAGGACAAATGTATTTGCCTTGATACCACCATTTTCATGGGTCAGATCTTCGAACTCTCCATCTATCCAGTGTACTGTCACATAGACTGGCTCTGTATTTTCCGCAGCCTCTCCTGTATCGCCCCCGCCTGTGTTGCTGTCAAATGGGTTTTTACCATCGTTTGTGACTTTAATCTGAAAGCTATCGGAACCGATAAATTTAGTAATGCCATCAGAGGTTGTGTTATAAGATACCGTGATAGTTTTTGAGCCAGCTTTAGAACTGTCAAAGCCAGACACTTCATAATCAGTTACAGTTTTTTCATCTCCAAGACCGCTTACCGTAACCACTTCCAGTCCTGTCAGATCAAGTGGCTCCCCTACTTTATAAAATACCTTTTGGGGAAATTTTGAAATCCGGATTCCCGTTACTTCAGCAACAACTTCAATCTGAAAGGTTGCAGTCATTGTATTTCCATCCTCTGTATATGAAATGTCCACTGCTTTTTTTCCAGATTTTGACATATCAGGTGCAGAAACTGATAGCTCTCCGCTAATCGGATATGCTTTATTATTGGAATATAGGACATTGCATTCCAGCCCTTCTTTGCTGAAGGTATCGCCTGCTGTATACTTTATTCGTGTAGGTAATGATACTATATTTAATTTTTCTGGTTTTGCAGTCCACACAATGGTGGTTTTTGTGTGACCCCATGGTGCACCTGAGATCGAATCCTTTTTTGCATTTATTTTCAGTATGGCGTTTGAATAGTCGCCGCTTCCAAGTATTCCGTTCAAACCATATGAGTACCCACTGACATAGAGTTCTTCAACACTGCTCGGAATTGTAATAATTGATATCTCTGAACAATAACTAAATGTATAAATCCCGGTTATGCCTTCATTAATTTGAAGGGTTTTTACTCTCCCTCCAAATGAGCTAGGGACGTTTTTCGGTGAGCCAAGCTGTCCAGTTCCTGAAATTATACATAATCCTGTGTTAGTGTCAAAAGTCAGGGTAGCAGAATTGTTGTCTGGATATCCTGTTGTTGTTGTAAACGAGTCCCCATATACCGTATAAGGACAGTGTATTTCAAACCCTGCATAACTTAATGTCGTATAGAAGTTTCCTGCCTTTGATGTATCTACCTCAGTTTCTTTAAATTCAGAAGCGGAAATAAGAGCCTGGCTTCCATTTTCATAAATCACTTTAATACTGCTGACTGCATATCTATAGTTTCCGGTATTAGTATCTCCGATAAAGAAATTTCCATTGGATCCATACCGCTCATATACTTCAATGGATGCTATGCCATTTACTTTTATCTTATAACCCGTTTTTTTATCCTTATAAGATATGGTTACTGTTTTCTCACCAGGTGTTGCCGTACTTGGAATTTCTATAGAATAATAATCTATGGCTTCCTCTGATCCATCGTCATATACAGCATTTACAATCAGCCCGTTGCTCTCAAAAGAATCGTTAACGAGGAAATCTCTTTTTCCTGGAGATTTGACGATCTGTATATAATCAAGGATCTTCTGAGGGATGTCTTCCACATTAACTTTAAATGATACCGATGCCCCCTCATACGTTAATGTAACAACCTTTTCGCCAACTGTGTCACTGTCAAATCCTTCTATTGTATCTGGAGGAACAGATACTTTCTCTCCGGAAGAATATAATGCATTAAGTTTAAAGCCTTTTATGTCCAGTAGTTCTCCAATTTGGTATTTGGTTTTCAACGGCTCCTTATCAAGGGATAAACTTACAAAATCACCAAGTGCTACGAAATTATAACTGTATTTCTTCGCCCACGTTTCAACATCTGAACCCGCAAAACTGTATATCGTAATATATGGATGCGGATCACTGGTTTCCTGATTGCTGATTGCATACTGGTTTCCGTAAATATACGTATCAGGATTCAGGATGTACACTCTTTTCAGCGCTGCCATTTTTCTCAGCGGGGAGTACCCATCTATTTTAGTTACGCTTTTAGGAATAACCAATTCTTCTATCTTTGGAAGGCCCTCAAAGGCAGAGTTAGCTATTGCTGTAACTCCATTAGGTATGTAAAAACTTGTAAAAGAATTACATCCAACGAAAGCCCCGACTCTTATTGTCCCAGTCAGATTTGGGAACCATGCTTCTTTTATTTTAGGGCAGCTCATCGAAACCTGCGTTAATGACAATGGAAAATCAACCTTCTCAAGCTGCGATGCAGATAACGTAGAGATTGAAGTAATATTATTGGGGAGTCTTAATACTTTTAGCTTTGCACAATTTATCGAAAGCAGTGCAGAATCATCATCATGGATAACACGTTCTACATCTGAGCTGTCAACGTCTGTATATTGGCACTTTGCTGTCTGATGTATACTTTTAATTCCAGAATATCCAAGTCCGGAAAAGTGAGAAACACTATCTGGTATAACAAGATTCTGAAGTTTCTCATAATGATAAAACGTACAGGTTCCTATTTGTGTAACTCCTTCGCCAATAACAACTCTTTGGATTTTACGCGGCAGAAACTTATTGTCAGAATTATCAAGAGTATTAAACAGGTTTTGAGCGGAACCGAAATTTTTGGCTTTTCCTTTTCCAGCAATAACAATCGTATTTATCTCTTTGTAAAGCGTAGCCACTACATCGGACGCATTTTCTAATCCTATCTGTTCAGTGTAGGTAGTAAGCCCAGTAGATTCAACTACAGTTACATTAAAACTATCGGTATACCCATTTATCTCTACAGTAATACTTTTAATTCCAACAGTTGCACTATTTAATGCAGATACTGTGTATCCTTCAGTAACAGGAGATAAGCTTCCATCAGGATATCTATATGAAACTATCATCCCCGTAAGATCAATATCTTCACCAATCTTATACGTCACCTTATCCGGCAGAGAGGTAACTGATATCCCAGTAATAGCTGCATCCAATACATTAACTTTAAACGATGCAGTTTTGTTAAATGCAGTAACAGTTATTGTTTTAGTGCCAACTAAATTACTGTTAAAACCAGATAATTTATAATCAGAAATTGGCGTAGAACTTCCATTACTTGCATTAATGGAAACTACCATTCCTGCGCTGTCAAACAATTCTTTTTGATAATATGTTGTTTTGTTTGGCAGTGTAGTCACTGATAAACCAGTAATGGTTGCATCTGAATATTTTTCATAGGAAATTCTTTGCAAAATCCCTGCATTTTTTACGCAAATGTAAAACGGTGCTTTTGTGTTAGCTGTTATGTTCAAATTCGCAGTATTGGTTCCGTCAGTAATACTGGAAGTCCCACGGTCCTTATCTGGAAATCGTATAACATTAATGAATATCATCTGTCCTTCTATTAAGAACATTTCATACTCTAAGAAATAAAAATGGAAGCCCGATCCGGTTGATTGTGAAAAATGTCCGTAGATTCTTATCTTTAAGAATCTCTTTCCAGATACTAAAGTTCCCTCTTGGCGATAAATGTCATAACTGATAGTTTTGTATACGAAACACAGTTTTAGCTGCCTTTCTTTTTTCCCAAACCCAATAGAATTGTATGCACCAACATATATAGTATCTGCCGCTTTTCCCGCATAAGTAAACCAGTTTACGCCTGGGACGCCGATTTCTCTTGAAATAGAAACATTTTTTGAAATTACGTCCATGCCATCAGTTGTATTTAATATGTCTTCAAGCTTATATACCTTCGCCATCTCTGCCTCCTAAAATAAAGAGCACATGAGCTGTGACACCCATGTACCCTGGTTTAATATTCGATCAGTGCGATTCTGATGCTCGCATAAAAGATCATGTTCCTTTTCTTGTCGATCTCGTTTACTGTGAAGTCTATATCCGGGATGTATACTTCTGCATCTTCGTAAGTGTTCGTCTCGTCATTCCAGTAAGTGATCTTCCCTTTTCGCTCTGCTTTATTTGTGATCGCAGCATTCATAATGTTCTGGCACTGGATTTTTTCTTCGAGCGTCAGATCATCTACTGTCTCGAACTCAATTTTTGTACGCTTGTGGTCCATTACGTCCCTGTGCAGATATCCTCTTGTATCTGACCAAGGATCGTTTTCAAGCCTCTGGTTTGGTGTACTCTTCCAGCCGCCTTTCTTGATGTATTCGTGCGGGAATACCTGTCCTCCGAACTTTAGCAACCAACCAGCGAAATTTGAAGCGGATCCTGAACTAAATTCGCTCATATATTCACCTACCCTTCAAAGATCCCGAAACCTGTCCGGTTCCTGTATTGTCCGTTCTGATCGCGAAGCCAGCGGATAAATTCATTTCCGTCAATATTCAGTACAATGTACTGAGGAGAACTTCCGCCATTGTTTCCGGATTCCCTCAGAGCATCCATCATTGCCTGCTTCATAGTTGAAAGAGGAGATACAACCTCTGTCTCACGTTTGTTATCGCCGAGGATTGCTGCAAACTCTCCGGCGTTTCGTGGCACAACTGTGCCTTTTGCCAGGTATGGAATCTGTGGTGCTGTCATAGTCGGGATTGTAAATCCCCATGTGCTGCCACCAATCTTAGGAACCCAGTTCGGTACCTTTATCTTCAGATGATTCAAGACACCAATAGCAGCATTGACTCCCGAGATGATTCCCCGAATCATTCCATTTATCAATGCAATAACTCCATTAATCGGAACTTTTGCAATTCCCACTAACGCCTCGAACACGCCCTTGAAGATTTCTTTCACGCCGTTCCATGCGCGTTCCCAGTCTCCGGTGAAAACTCCAACAATAAAATCAATTACTCCGCCTAGAGCTTCCAATATTCCAGCTACTACTTCCGATACTGACTCAAACAATTCCAAGAATACATTTCCTATAACGCTTAGTGCGCTTCCAATCTGCGGGGCTACATTACCTATAATAAATTCCACCAGAGGTACCAGTACGTTCTCCCATAACAGTTTCAATGCATCTACAATCTTTCCGATCAGCTCAATTGCATTCCTAATCGCATCGCCAACGGCCCCTGCCATAATCTCGCTAATCTTAGCTGCAAGTTGATCCAAAACAGGAACTATGTAGCTGTTATAAGCATTTAAAAAGACTGTAAGTATTTCAGATAGCCCATTCGCAAGAGAATCGAAAAATGGCTTAATATGAGCATCGTACATAGCAATAAGCTCATCCATAGCAACTTGCCATGCCTCAGCAATAGCCGATATAACAACCTCAATAGGCTGTAAGGTATTCTCTATCGTCTGCTTAATCAATTCGGCATTTTGCTGCAATGGAGTCAGAAGCAAATTGAGCGAGTCTCTAAGCAACTGTCCAGTGAGTGTCAACGCTGTCATAACGGTATCAGAAATAATCTGGATCACGCTTCCAATGATGTTCTGCGTAGTCTGTCCGCCGAACACAGAGAATATATCCGCCAGAACCACCGACAAATCTCCGATTTCGTCTGCGATATCTCCTGCAACATCAAACATCTTTATGATAAAATTCTTGATCCGGTCAACATTCTTCGACAGGTATGATTCGATTCCGCCTACCAGCGCTGTTGCCAGCGTCAAGCCAACTCTTGCGATAGCTCCGGTTATCTTTCCAAGATTCTTAACTACCTTTTTTGCAAATTCCGAAGCAGCTTTCTTAACATCAGGATCCGTAAAAATATCGATCAGATACTTCTTAATGTTCCCAAGGTCACTGATTAGC